GGTCGCCTCGAGATATGCGCGCTGGATCGCATCGTCCCGCCAGCCGCGGGAGAAGTACGGCACGAAGCTCTCGGACGACTTCGGATCGAAGAAGACGTTGGGCTGGTTGGTGCCGCGGTCGATGGCCGGGCAACCGAGTTCGGTGAACCAGATCGGCTTGGACTGCGGCGCCCACGCCGTCGGTGTGCCGCTCTCCACCCCGCCGGGGCGGTCGTAATGCGCACTCGACCACCAGGCGCGGAGATCCTTGTAGCGAAAGACCCACGGCTTGCCGGCGGCGCCATCGCTGATCGGACTGCGGACCTGCGCGGTGCGATCCGCCGCGCTGGCATAGAACCAGTCGAAGCCTTCGCCGCCCGCGATGTTCCCCTGCAGGTAGGCCCGGTCGTAGATCGCGGGCCAGCCCTCGACCGCGTCGAGATGCTCGAACCCGTCTCGCCAGTCCGACAGTGGCATGTAGTTGTCGATCCCGACGAAATCGATCTCGGCATCCGCCCAGAGCGGATCGAGGTGAAAGAACACGTCGCCCGAGCCGTCGCCCGGCTGGTGCCCGAAGTACTCCGACCAGTCGGCTGCATAGCTGATTTTCGTCCCCGCCCCGAGGATGCTCCGCACGTCGGCCGCCAGATCGCGGAAGGCCTGGACCGCGGGATAGGCGCTGGCCCCCGAGCGGATCGTGGTCAGCCCGCGCATCTCGGTCCCGATCAGAAAGGCGTCGACTCCGCCCGCCGCTAAACAGAGATGGGCGTAGTGCAACACCATCCGGCGCAGGCCCCGGTCGCCCGCTGCGCCGGTCCAGGAGACGGTTTCGCCCACGACGGCGAAGTCCGAGGGGGTGGCGCTGCCGAAGAAGGCCGCGACCTGGCTTGCTGCCGTGGCGGTCTTGTCCACGGTACCGCCGAAACCAGCCGCGGGCGAACAGGTGATCCGACCGCGCCATGGGAACGCGGGCTGGCCCGTCCCGGCCGCGTTGTCGGAATAGGGGCTGGGCAGGCTGTTGCCGGGCGGCACGTCCATCAGGATGAACGGATAGAAGGTGACGCGCAGCCCGCGGGCCTTCATCTCCTTGATCGCTTGCACCACGGCGAAGTCGGCCGGCGTGCCGCCGTAGACGGGTCGGTCCTGGTCATCACGGCTGACGAGATGGGCGGCGGCGCGCGAGACGCCGTTGACGGACCAGGTCTGCGGGCTCGTGGTCTTTTCCGAGACCTCCACGCCCGGCCGGATGGTGCAGTCGCCCACGCGCAGGTCGTTCCCGAACCAGGCGACCACGAGGCTGACGCTCTCCACCTTCGGCGCCATCGCCTGCAGGCGGTCGAGCGCCACCACCATGTCGGCCGTATCCGAGAGCGCGTTCAGGTTCTCGGGGATTTGCGCCCCGCCGCTGCCCTTGCGGATGCCCTGCGTCGCGTAGGTGAACTCGCCCGAGGCCGGAATCATGGTGACGGCCTGCGTCAGCCCCTCGGCTGTGTCGGGATCCGCGAGCGGGCGGAACACCTCGAAACTGAGCTGCGGCAGGCGGTTCCCGTAGTTGCCGAGCGGCAGCTCCTCGAAGACCACATAGGCCGTGCCGCGATAGGCCGGGGTGTTCGCCGCGCCCATCTTGGCGGCGATGAACGGGTCCGCGGCCTGTGCCTCATCGCCCGGATACCAGCGCCAGACGATGCCAGCGGTGTCGAGCAGCTTGCCGTCCGCCCAGATGCGGCCGATGCCGGTGATCGGCCCCTCGCAGAGCGCGACGGCGAAGCTCGCGTAGTAGAGATATTCGGTGGTCTTGACCTTGCCGCCTCCTCCGCCGCCCTTTCCGCCGCCCTGCGTGGTGGTCTTGGTCTCCTCGCGGAAGTCGGTCGCCCAGATGACGTTGCCGCCCATGCGCATGCGGCCGTAGACGCGCGGGATGACGGCGCCTTCGGTGGACGACGTCATCCGAAGACTGTCGAGCCGCGGCCCCTCGATGCGTTGGGTGGGTGCGAGCGACGAGACGATCCAGCTGTCGACGACCGAGCCGATGGCGGAGCCGACGAAACCGCCGATTGTCGCAGCGCTCACGCCGAGGATCGCGCCGCCGATCGAACCTCCGATGGCGGCGCCAGCGGCACCGAGGACGAGCGTTGCCATGCGTGAATCTCAGCGTTGCGGGAACTGGAAGGCGAAGGCGATGCGCCGCCGCCAAGACGGCGTTAGCGGTTCCTCGATCACGCCGAGCCGCTCGTAGGCATGGAGGAAGCTGTCGGGCCCGGTCAGGATCCCGACATGCTTGGCGATGGCACGTGGCTTCATGCGGAAGAGGACCAGCGCGCCGGGACCGGCCTCGGCGGGAGGCACCTCGATCATCATGGCTCCCGCGCCTTCGGCCAGAACCTCGCGCGGCCCGGTCTCGCCCCAGTCCCGGCTGTAGGGCGGGATCGGGAACGGCTCGGGCCCCACCACTTCGCGCCAGACGCCCCGGGCGAGACCAAGGCAGTCGCAGCCAATGCCGCGCAGGCTCGCCTGGTCGTGGTAGGGCGTGCCAAGCCACGCGCGCGCAGCGGCGATGACCCTGTCTGGGGCGGCCGGCGTCACAGCACGCCCCCGTCATGGCCACCGTCCTTCGTCGCGTAGCGCAGGATCGTGTCCTGACCCGGGATGTGCGGGAAGCCGCGGAAGTTGGCGGTATTGGCGAACTTCGCGCCGCAGGTCTCGATCCGCTTGTCGCAGCCCGCGCGGATGGTGAAGGCATCGCTCTCGGCAATGGTTCGCACCGGCGCCTCGAGCAGGGTCAGGATCGCGATGCCGTCGGTCACGTCGTGGCCCAGCACCTCCGCGCGACGCCCGGCGTTCGCGCCGCTCCTCCATTCGACGGTGCCAAACGTGAACCAGCCGGCTTCGAAGCCGCTGAGCCCCGAGGCAGTGAAGGCCCGATCCCGCAACAGGTCGATCACGGCGCCCGCACCCTTGAAAACAGGATTTTCGAGATCGACGCCGCAGCGCGCATCGCCGAGCGCGGCATCGCAGGTCGCCTGGAAGGTCCGCCCGACCGTCTGGCCCAGCACATGCGCGAGCGAGCGGACCTCCGCGACGAAGGCCAGCCGCCCGCGCCGGATTTGCCCGATTGCGCCGCGCCGCATCAGCACGCGCTGACCAGTGTCGGCCCAGTTCACGCGCCACACCTCGACCTCGGCGTTGTCCCAGCGGCCGTCGAGGATGTCGGTCTCGGTGATCCGGTCCGAGGTCAGCACGCCCTCGGCGTCCTGCGCATCGACCGACAGGTCCGAGCCCGACCGCACCTCGGACGCCGTGAGCCCGCTCTCGGGCTCGAACTCCGTCCCGTCGAAACTCAGGGTCTCGTCGTGATCGGTGAAGCCGAAGGTGACGCCGTCTGCCCGCGCGATCCGCCAGCACCAGGCGAGCGTGGTCGTGCCCTCGTCGAGATGGGCCTGCAGGGCGGGATCGAAAGTCTTCATCGGCGCAGTTCCAGCAGCGGAATGGAGGTGATCGAGCCGAGCCGCTCGAGGTCGAGCGTCACGTCGAGCACGTCGGTGTCGAAACGGACCGGCACGTCGAACTCGAAGCCCGCGGTGATCGCGAGGCCGGAGCCCGGCGCCGCGGTGAAGGTGACGACGCCGGTCGTGGTGTCGACCGACCAGCCGGACAGCTGCTCGGCGCCCGCCACCGCGATTCGCACGGTTCCGGTCACCGGCTTGGCGATGGCGCGCGTCCAGGATTGCGCGCCCGAGGCGTAGCGCTTCACCAGCTGGAAGGCGGTCGTCGCGCCATCGCCGGTGCCGATCGCCTGGTCGGTGGGCGATGGCGTCTGGGACGGCAGGCACGATTTGTAATCGCCCCAGTCCTTGAATCGGAAGCCATGCAGGCGGCCGTTCCGCGCCTCGAAGAAGGCGACCACCACGGCTAGGTCGTCGGCGCGGCGGATGCCATAGGCAACATCGTAGCGGCGGCGCGAGTTGGCCCAGCTGGCGTTGCGCTCCTCGTCGCCCGAGGCGAGTTCGACGATTTGCGTGCGCCGCTCGGGCCCGCCGCGCGCGCCACGGCTGATGTCGTCCGGAAACCGGACCTCGTGAAAGGCCATGGCTCAGAGTCCCCTGCGCCCAAGCGAGACGGCGCGGGCAATATCCGCGGCCACCTGCGTCCGGGACTGCCTGAAGCTCTCGGCGTCGCGCGCCATGATGGTGACGTTGACGCCGCCCGAACCGTAAGCCTGCGCCTCGCGACGCGAGAGCACCCGCTCACCCCGCTGGAGGATCGCGGGCACCTCGTCGTGGCGAAGTCCGGCGACGCCGCCAGCGTGCATCCTCGGCGCGCCGGCAAAGGCCATCGCTGGAACCGCCCGCATCGGCGGAGCAGCGCCGACGATGCCGCCGCGGTGGAGCACTGGTCGCGGAACCGGCGCAGGCGACGTCATCGGCGCGGCAGAACCGAGCAGCGCGCCGAACGCGCCTGTGAAGATGCCCGAGAGCGCATTGGCGATTGGTCCCAGGATGAACCTGCGCGCAGCCAGCTTGGCGAGGTCCGCGAGCAACGAAGTGACAAGATCGCTGAACCTGAGCTTGCCGGTCTTCACGAACTCACCGACGGCGTTCTCGGCCGACTGGAAAGCCCCGACGAGGCTCTGGCCGATATCGCCGCCGATCTGGCGCGCCTTGCTGGCGTAGTCGGAGAGCGCGGCCGAAACCGCCTGCCAGCCCGTGACGGCCGTCTCGACGTTCGGCTCGGCAGCGGAAGCTGCAGCGCCTGCGGCAGCGCCCGCATCGGTCGCAGCCTGCCCGGCGCCGTCGAGCGCGGTCTCGAACCGTTCCGCAGCAGCCGTGGCCTCGGCCAGCGCATCGGCGCCATCCTCGTCGGTGCCACGCACGGCGTTGCGAAGCGCCTGCCAGCTTTCGAGCGGCGCACGAGCGCCCTCGGCCAGATCGCGTGCGGCGTCGCGATAGAGGTTCGCGGACTCGAGTGCCCGGTTCGCCGTGAACCGGTCAAGCCGAGATCGAGCGTGGTGAGCGGGTTGTCCTCGAAGGCCCGGTCGAAGGCCGCCTGCGCCGCCGTCGTGGCCGCACTGGCCGCACCCTCAAAGCGGTTCTCGATCTCGCCGAGGTCAAGGTCGGGCACCAGCGAGATGCGCCTCTCCGACCCGAGCGCTTCGAGCCCCTGGTTGATGCCGCCAATGAAGCCGTTGATGCGCGACACCACGCCGTTCAGCATGGCCTCGACGCCGTTGACCAGGCTGTTCGCTGCCTGGAATGCCAGATCGCCGATGGCGGCGGGCAGCAGGCCCCAGATCGCCTTGATCGCCTCGTAGGCGCCCTCGAAGGTGTTCGCCGCCGTGTTGCCGAAACCGACGACACTCTCGATGGCGCTCTGCATGCCCGATGCGGCGTCCGCCTTCAGGTCGGAGAACATCGCCGTAGCCGCAGCACCGGCCGCAGCGGCGCCCATGCGGATCCGCTCCCAGACCTCGACGGCGAGATCCTTCAGAAGCGACATCGCCTCGCCAAAGCCGCCCGCGCCGGACACGAGACGGGTGAACTGGTAGACGAGTTCGCCCGCGCCGACGATCAGCGCCCCAATGCCGGTGCGGATCAGCGCGCCGCGCAGGACGACCAGCGCCGTGGCGAGGCCACGGACGGAGAGCGCTGCGGCGACCATCCCCGCCACCCAGCGGCCCGCAAGGAAGGCGGCGAAGGTCGCGGCATAGGTGGTCAGGCGGCCGGTGTTGTCGAAGAGACCGCGGATGGCGACGCCGAGCGGCCCGGTGCGGCTGGCGACCGCCGCCATGGCGTTGGCGACGGCTTCCAGCGCCGGAGCGGCAGCAACCGCCAGCTGGTTCGACAGCCCGCGCCAGATCAGACCGAGCCGGGAGATCGCATCGTTCGTCCGCTCTATCTGGTCGGCATCCTGCTCGGAGACCACGACCCCGAAGGCGAGAACGTCCTCTGTCGCCTGGCGCAGCGTCGTGGTGTCGATCCGCGACATGGCGATGGAGCCTTCCTCGCCGAAGAGCTGGCCCGCGACTGCCGCGCGCTCAGCGGCAGGCACGAAGCTTTCGATTGCCGCGTTGATCGCGCCGACCCGCTGGTCCAGCGGCAGGGCGATCAGGTCGGTGGCCGAGAGCCCGAGCCGGTCGAGCGCATCGGCGGCGGGACCGGTCCCGGCCGCCGCCTGGCTGAGACGGCGCGTCAGATCCTTGGTGGCCTGTTCGATGCCGGACATCGACACGCCCGCCAGCTAGCCCGCGCGCTCCAGCGTCTGGATCGAGGCGACGGTGGTGCCGAGGGACTGGGCCAGCTTGGCCTGCGCATCCACTGTCTGCAGACCGGAGCGGATCATCGCCACGCCAGCGGCGGCTGCGGCCGCCACTGCGGCGGCGGCAGCCACACGCACCCGCCGCGAGAAGGCCGCGAGCCGGGCGTTCGCCGCTTCCATCTCGCGGCTGAGCCGTCCGAAGCCGCGCGACCCGGCCTCGCCGACACCTTCCAGCTCGGCGCGCACCTGCCGTCCGCCCACGGCCGCGAGGCGGACGCTAACCCGTTTTTCCGCCATGGGAGTGATCCATCTGTTCGTTGAGTTTGGCGACCATCACCGCTTCGATGACAGGCAGCAGTTCGGCCATGGCGAGAGGCGGCACGCCGAGGCCGTCACCGAGCGCCAGCGCCGCCGACATGTCCCAGCCGATCACGGCGCCGGGCAGGACGCGCAGTTGGCCGCCGAGGCGGCCGACGAGATCCCAGACCTGCCAGCCTTCATACGTGAGCGGCCGGTTCAGGCGCGTCGGGCAGTCTTGGCACGCTTGCGCGCAGGCTTCGCAGTACCGGTCGCCCCCGCCGAAGGACCAGTCGGCGAGAGCGCGGAGGCGTTTTTTTCCTGTTCCAGCAGCAGGCCCTTCGACACGTAGGTCAGCTGGAACGCCTCGAAGATCGGCCAGACGTCGAGCAGCGCGTCGATGGCCTCGGGGGTCGGATCGATGGCGTTGCCGTCGGCGTCGCCGATGCCGTCCCAGGCGAGCACGGCCCGCCGCGCCAGCGCCTTGGCGAAGGCGACCGCGCGCTCCTCGTCGGACGCCTCCTCGGGCATGGTCTCCACGGCGGGATCGCTGCGCGTCGCCACCATCAGCGCGGTGGTCAGCGGGCGGAGCTGCACCCGGACGCCGGGCGCGAGGTCGTGCCAGTGCGGCGCACCGGTCAGATCGAGCGTGATCATCAATAAACCTCGATGTCGTTGATCAGCGTTGCGGTGCACATCCGGCCGACGACGCTGTCGCGGGCGGCCTGCCAGTCGAAGGTCGCCTGCACGCCCTGCGGCCCGGAAATCTCGATGCGCGGGCGCGGCAGGTAGACGGCGTGCACGGTGAAGGTGAAGCTTTCTCCGGAGGGCAGGACGTAGGCGAATTCCATCTCGCAGGCCTCGCCGTTGATCGCCTGCGTCACCAGCGTCTGGTCGGCGAAGCGCACCTCGATCCGACCCGTGAGCGCCGCGATGGACGGATCCGCCCCGTCGATGCGGCCGTCGCTCCGGATCGTCTCGATCCGGTCGAGGTTGTTGGCATAGGTGATCTCGGCCGAGACCACGTTGCCGAGGGCCGAGCCGTTGCGGGTGATCGCCCCGTTGAAGTGGCCGAAGCGCTTCAGCTCCAGCGAGGCCGGCGTTCCGGCGCTCGTCGTCGTGCCGACCGTCTCGCCCTGCGCCACCAGCCGCGCGGTTGCTGTCAAAAGGCCCGAGCGCTGCATCTGCCAAGTGATCTGGTCAAGCACGCAGCCCGCGTACATCGCGTAGCGCGGCACCTCCGGCATGCCGGTCTCAATCGACATGCTGGGCAGTGTCCACGCGCCCGACTGAAACTCGTGGGTGTACGGGGCTTCCACACCCGTGGTCGCCGGCGCGCCGAACGCCGCCTTCAGCCAGAACCCGAAGGCCTCGGCGTCGAGCGGCACGACGACATCGCCATCGGCGGTCACCGCGTCCTTGATCGGCGCCAGCGGATCGCGGCCGTAGCCCAGCAACTCCGAGTTCAGCAGCGGCTGCTCCGCACCGAGCGAGGTGCTGGCGAAGGGCATGCGCGTGAAGCCGCTCGCGGGCGGCGTTCCATAGGTCGTCTCGAACGCAAGCGCCATCAGCGCCCGCGCCCCCTGGGCTCGTGCCATGGTGTTCTCCTCGGATTGTCGGGGTCAGGCCAGCGGATCGGCCGTGGAATAGTGCAGCACGACCGGGATCACGGCGGCCTTAAGGCTGGCCGCGCCTTCGACCGGCAGATCGACCGGGCGCGCGGCTTCCGCCTCGATCCAGTCGCAGAGCCCGCCCAGCGTGCGGTCGGCGGCGAGCGCTGCGCCGATGCTGGCGGTCAGCGCGTCGAAGGCGGCGTCACGGGCGGCGCCCTGTACGACCGCCTCGATCTCGGCGCGGTGCTGGTAGTGGTAGCGCAGGGGCGACAACGTCACCTCCGGCTCCCCCGGTTCGCCGTCGCGCAGGATCAGCAGGCCCTCAGCCGGAACACGCTCGGGCAGCACGTCGCCGCGAAGGGCGGTGGCGGGTAGCGCCGAGAGCCGCGTGTGCAGCGCGGTGAGGATGGTTTCGCGAGGGGTGGGCATGGTCCGACGATCATTTTGGGTGACAAGCGTGTGCGACATCGCGGACTATCGCACAGGCCGATACATTAGGTGGGAGGCAGAATATGAAGGCTGGCCGGAACATAACCATCGCAATCTCAGCTCTACTACTTATTTCCGCCTACTTCGCTTCTACATTTTGGTGGGTGTTCATTGTCCCACTGCCGGTATTACTAATTTGCCAGTGGGTTGCTCAAAGCGCCGCCGTGAAAGACGCTGAGAGGTTCTTTGGTTTTACTGACCTCGCATACTACTTGATTGTTGGTGCGGTGATTGGTCTTGGCGCTCAATATCTCTCTGAGATAGATCGAATCCTCCAGCAGGATGCAGAAATCACATTCGCTCAGGCCTCAGCAGAACTTCCAGAGGCGAGGGAAGAAGCACAGGCTGCTTCACAATTGCGTCGGGAAACTTCAACGAGTTTGGAAAACATACCTCCGGAAGTGATAGGCGACTGCGTAGCTCAACAGATGACAGCCGACCTCATGGACTCAATTGAAGTCGATCCGCAGCGTGAAAGAGACGGGCTACTGCTGGCCGACTATCCTCCGGGATGTGAACTTCCCCTTTCGGTAGTCGATGCTGCCGCACGCGCAACAAGTGAAGCGATATCTGCTAATAATCGGGTCCGCGATCTAAGCGAGATTGTAGAACGTGGCCCAAATGCAGACGTCGCATCCTCCGATCTCATAAGCCCCGAAGGTCTTGAATGGATTCTCTTCAGGTTGTTTCCAGCACTTGTGCTTTGCGGCGTTATGTTAAAGGTAGGAAAGACGACACTGTCGATCAGAAAATCGGCGTAGAAGGTCTCCTCATCTCCCCTCCACCCAATTCGCCACGATCAACCCCGGCACGCTGTCGTGCGCCCGCTCGGCGTCGCGGTCCAGATCCAGCCGCTTCGGCAGCTTGACCTGCGGCACCAGCAGGAAGATCGGCGCAGTGACCTGGTTGCGACCGGTCTTCGCGCGCGACGCCACCGCCTGGCCACGGGTGTTGATGCGGGCCCTGTCGGCGACGAGCAGGCTCGGACCTCGGGGGCGATAGACGAAGCGCAGACGCAGGCCGCGGCGGCGCTCCCATTCGCCGGGCGTGAGCTTGGCGCCGCGGAGGCCACGGCCGGCGGCCTCGGTCGGGATCGCGAGCCAGAACCCGTCCTTAGAGCGGATCAGCGGGCCGGTGTCGTGGGCGCCGACGATGACAGGAGCTTTGGACCAGACGAGCGCCGCGGCGTTCAGGCTCTCGCCGGCCTTCGGGTATGTCTGGCTGCGGATCGAGTTCGCGAGCCGCCGCCCGAGCCCCGCGCCGGTGATCTGGCCGCGCCAGGCGGTCTTCAGCCCGGTCCCGGCCTCGCGCATGGCGGCGGTGACGGCCTTTTCGCCCGCCTTCACCTCTGCGGCCATGGCGACGACGAGATCGGGCGTGATGTCGAGCTTCAGCTTCACGCGGGCCTCAGATCAACTGTCCAAACGAGCCGTTCGCGGTCGCGGACGGGTTCGCCCTGGATAAGGAAGGCCTCGCCGTCGATCTCGATGCGGTCGCCGGGACGCGGGGTAGCGACCTCGGCGAGGCGCAGATCGAGCCGGGTGGTTTCCGACCAGATGCGTGCCTCGCCGAAGCCGGTTACGTCGTCCGGCCGCCGGAGGATGGCGCGGACCAGTGCGGGCGCGCCGCCCTCGGCGGTGTAGACGACGTCGCGCGCCAGATGCGCGTCTGCGAAGAGCGCGTCGAGGGCGGCGGCGAAGGCAGTCATCAGAAGTTACCGTTCAGGCGCATACGGCCGATGGTGTCGCCCGCGCCGCCGGCCACCGCCTCGACCGCCACGCCGATGAGGGTGTTGTCGGTCGCGACCGTGGTGCAGCGCTTGTTGGTGTCGTCCCAGTAGATCTTTGCGCCGACGGTCCAGGCCTGCGAGCCGATCTTGGTGAGGTCGAAGACGCCGGTGAGCGCAGCCTCGACGGTGGCACCGTTGGCGGCATCGGCGGCCGCCACGCCGAAGATCGAGCCAACGAGCAGGCCGTCGCCGGAGGTCACGGCGTAGGGCGCGGTCAGGGTGAGGGTGGCGCCGGGCTGGACATAGTTCTTCATCGCGGGGTCCTTTCGCGGAACGACGACGGGCGGCCCATCGGGACCGCCCGTGTGTCAGGGATCAGGGTTCAGGGGATGGCCCGGCTCACGCGCCGGGGTTCTTGTAGAGGCCGCGCCAGTCGATGGCCTTGGCGCCGAAGTCGAGGCGGCACTTGATCTCGACGCCGTCGACGTCGAAGCCGTTGCGCGTCTCGATGTAGGCGCCTTGCTGGCCCTCGAGATAGGCGTACTCGATCGTGTCGATCTGGTTGGGGCTGGCGGCCAGATACCAGGCCGTCTCGCTCGCGGCATCGAGCCGGGGCTCGGCGATGGGCGAGAGCGTGCGGATAGACTGGGGCACCACGTTGCCGCTCTGGGCGGGCACGAGGTTCTGCGCGACCAGCTGCTCGGCCTTGAGCTCCAGCGCCGCCGGCACGATTAGGAAGGCGGGGCGGATGTTCAGCACCGTCTTCTTGTCGAGCCCGGTCTGCTTGCGCATCGCCGCGCGCGCGAGGCCCACGCTGTCGACCCCGAGCGCCGCGCCGGAGCCGGCGAGGTTCTTGTGGGTCGAATGGAAGAGCGCCGTGCCGTCGGCCATCGCCGGGTTCGACGTCACGATGTCCCAGACCACGTCCGACTCCAGCTGCGCGATCGAGTTGCCGTACATCGCCGGGATCCGGGTGAAGGCGTCGAGATCGTCGTTGATCAGCACCTGCCGGGTGATGGCGACGACGCGGCCGTAGGTCTCGATGCGGTAGCTCTCCTTGCTCTCGCCGAGCGTGCCGCGCTTGAACTCGCCGCTCTCGCCGACCTTCAGAAGCTGCGGCGCCTCGCCCAGCTGGACGCGGTGCATCGCCTTGAAGTCGGTCGCCAGCACCTGCCGGCAGAAGAGCGGGAAGGTCCGCGGATAGGCCTCGTAGGCCTGGCGCAGCGTCTTGTTGGTGACGGCTGCGAGGATCTCGGGGAAGTCCGAGGTCGTGTGCAGCGCACGCGTCGCCACCTCGTCGCGCGAAAGGCCGCGGGTGCTGGCGCCCGCGGTCTCAAGGCTTTCGCGGGCGAGTTCCATCAGCGTCATTCCGCGGTACTCGCGGGCGGCGTCCTCCAGCGGGAACAGCGTCGGGCTGTAGCGGTGCAGGAGCGCGTTCGAGATCGCCTCGCGCCGCGTGACCGTGGCGTCGCGCCCGCCAAGCGGGATCGAGACATGGGGGAAGGTCCGCGTCTCGTCCGCCTTGGCCGCGACCTGGTCGAGGATCAGCCGACGCGCCTCGTCGATGGAGACGCCGCGCTTGATCAGGTCGTCGGCGAAGCCACGCTCGAGATGGAGCTTGTCGGCGAGGCCGTGGATCGTGGAGACGCGCTCGCGCTCCTGCGCGCGGGCTTCGCTGACCAGCGCGTCGGTGTCGACGCTGCGGGCGCGATCCTCGGGCGCCGGGTCGGGCGCGGGCTTGGTCGCCTTGGGCTTCGTGTCGGCGGCGCGGGTCTGCGTTTCGGCAGCGCCGGTCTTGTCGTCGGTCATGCTCGTCTCCTCGGGCACTGCGGTTTCGCTCTTCTGCTCGGCCGGCTCGGCCGCTGTCTGGGTCGTGTCCGTCATCGGGGATGCTCCTTGCTCGGTGGGGGCGTCCCGGCGGTGGAGGACGCAGTCGTGATGTTCGCCCTTGGCGCGAAAGCCGGCGGCGGGGTCGGCGCCCACGGGCACGGCGGAGATCTCGAACGGGGTCCAGTCCACCGCGCGCCAGAGTTCGCGCTGGCCGTCGGGCTTCGAGATCTCGAAGCGGTGGACCTGGTAGCCGATGGAGACCGCGCGGATGTGCCCGGCCTCGATGTCGCGCCAGATGTCGCCCACCGCGTCGCGCTCGGAGAGCCGGATGCGGGCGATGCCCTGTCCGTTCTCGATCCGCGCCGAGCCCGGCACGACCGAGCCGATCACGGCGTCGAGATCGTGCGCCTCGTGCACCTTCAGGAAGGGCGCGCCCGCGTTCAGCCGCTCGAGCCGCACATGCTCGGGCGCCATGCTGAGCTCCTCGTCATGCGGCTCGCCGAAGAGCGCGGCACGCCGCACCCGGGCGCCGGTCGACCAGATCACCTCGACGCTGCGCGTCTCCGGGTCGATGCTGGCAGGCCGCAGCTCCGCCGACCGGCGGAACGCCGGCAGTTCGATCGTCTGCTCTTCCATTTGATTTCCTTTAACGCGACCGATAGCGTTCGCTTTGGTGCGCACTCATTTTTCGCGAGGTGTTAATGTTGTTGAAAAAGCTAGTCTACGCGTCTTCTGTGGTAGGCTTAGTGCTTCCGTCGGTTGTGTTTTCCGAGGGTCTTTACCCAAACAATTCGATCGGCGTTTGCTCTAGTGACGAGCAAGGTCGAATTCTCTGTCCGCCAACCGACAGGCGCATTATCCTCGACTACGACTTCACCGACCCGAGTGACCAGCCCGACGGGACACGACCAGAGTTTCAGCCGGAAATCGCGAGGGATACATGTGAACATGGCCAGCCGGGAAATCCATGTCCGGCGCCGGACACACCCGATTGCGAAGGCTTCGGACCGGGCTGTGGGCTAACCGGCGGCGAGCCCGGTATTCGGCGCATTATCCTCGACGACGACTTCACCGACCCGAGTGACCAGCCCGACGGGACACGGCCAGAGTTTCAGCCGGAAATCGCGAGGGATACATGTGAACATGGCCAGCCGGGAAATCCATGTCCGGCGCCGGACACACCCGATTGCGAAGGCTTCGGACCGGGCTGTGGGCTAACCGGCGGCGAGCCCGGTATTCGGCGCATTATCCTCGACGACGACTTCACCGACCCGAGTGACCAGCCCGACGGGACACGACCAGAGTTTCAGCCGGAAATCGCTAGAGACGAATGTGAGAGGCAAGGTTGTGATGTGAACTAGCCGTCAGTTTTCGTTGGCCACCGCCTAACATATGGTGACCCAGTAGCTATTCGGCCGGCGCGCTTGCCTGCGCGCTGCCGGTCTTGGTGACCCGGCGCGGGTCGCTGTCGAGCACGAGGCCCAGCTCGTCGAGCTTGGCGTTCGTGGCCGCGATCTCGGCCAGCACCGCGTCGGGGTTGCGGCCCTGCCGGGCGATGGCCTCCGCCAGCGTCATGGTGCCGGAGCGGATGGCCAGCAGATCGGCCATCGCGTCCTTCTGCGGATCGACCGCCTCGAACTTCGGCGGCGACCATTCCACCGGCACGTCCGGCGTCGGGATGCGCCCCGCCGCCCACGCCGCTTCCGTGAACCAGCGCCAGACCGGCGCGCAGAACATCGGGATGAAGAGCTGCCACTGCACCGCGTCGATCATCCGGCGGAACTCCACGAGCCCCGCGCGGATCGAGGAGTAGTTCACCTGGGACAGGTCCCCAGTCAGCAGTTCGTAAGGCACGCGGAACCCGGCGGAGATGGTGTGCAGGCTCGCGCGCTTGTACTCGCCATAGCCGCCCGTGGCGGCCGGCTGGTTGAACCGGATGTCCTTGCCGCCGCGGGCATAGGCGATGAGGCCGGGCTCGAATTGCTCCACCCTGTTGCCGTCGGCATCGACCACCGCGGGGGCGATGCCCTGCTGCGCCTCCTCGTCGCCGAACACGATGGCGGTGACGCAGGCCTCGGTCTTCTTGCGGACGATCTCGGCCACTTCGTAGTCGTCGAGATCGCGCAGGGCCCGGATCACCGGCGCACCCCAGGGCACGCCCCGCGCCTGCGTGCGCTGCTTCTCGTAGACATGGGCGATCTCGCTTGCGGGCACCGCGCGGCTGGTGAGCCCGCCCGTCAGGCTGAGCATGGCGTCGCCAGGATGCGCGCCGAAGAGCCAGTAGGCGCGTCGCCGGCCAAGCGCGTCGAACTCGATGCCCTGCACCGCCTGACCCGTGCCGAGCGCGCCGTTGCGCGTGGCGTCGAGGAAATCGGCCTCGAGCAGCTGCAGTTGGACGGGCGGCATGACGCCGTCGCCCGGGCGGCGCGGCCGGCGGCGGACCAGCACCTCGCCGGCCTCCACCATCTCGCGGCAGGCGAGCGTCTGCAGCCCGTAGAAGTCGAGCTGGCCATCGGCGTCGCAGCCCCGCGCCCAGATCTCGAAGAGCCGGTCCACCTCGCGGTCGAGCGCGGCGTCGCCGCTCGCGGCGCGCGGCATGATCCCGGCGCCGACAATGTTGTTCACGAGCACCGAAACCGCCTTGGCGGCGTGCGGGTTGTTACGCACCAGGTCCCGCATCCGGTCGCGCAAGAGCGCGCCCGCCCGACCGATCTCGGCGTCGGCCGAGGAGCCCGGCGCGTGCCAGCCATCCGTGCGCCGACCACGGGCCGCGCCTTCGTAGGAGCGGGCCAACCCTTCGAAGGCCTGCCGCGCCAGCACGCGACGCGTGGCCGTCCGCGGGGCGACCGAGGCGATGGCCCTATCGAGCCACGAGACCATCAGCGATCCCCGCGCGAGAAGCCGGCGAAGCCCGCGATGGGCCGCGTCGAGGCGCCGGCGATCTGGCGCTCGATGGTCCGGATGCGCCCGAGCAGATCCTCGGCCGAGCCGTAGTCCACGGTCTTGCCGTCATAGCTCACCCGCGTCGTCCCGCTCGCATAGGCGCGCCGGAGCGCCGCCAGCTCCGCTTCCGTCCAGTCGGCCATGCTCAAAACCATCCTTCCCGCCGTCCGAGCCAGTCGGAGCGGCGCTTGCCTTGCGGGCCCGCGTCAGGCCGCCTGATCAGGCCGGCGGGACTTTCCATCCCGCTCGGCACGCCGAGCTGGGCTTCGAGATCGGCCCATGTCGTCTCGGGCCAGCGATCCGCGCCGGCGATCCAGGCGGCGGCGCGGGCGTAGACCCGGCAGTCCAGCGCCTCGTTACGCTCGCGGAGCTTCTGCCATTCGAGCTTCGCGAAGCCGCGGCGGTTGCGGACCGTCACCAGCTGCTCGGCCGTCAGCTGCCGGAGCCACTCGGTGTCGGCCCAGCCGGGCAGATGCACCGTGCCGGGCGGGAATGCGGCGCCCTCACTCAGCTCTTCCGCCGTCGGCCGGGCCAGCCGCAGGAAGCGATAGGTCTCGGCCTTGAAGGTCGATGTGGCCACCGTCCAGAGCCGGGCGCCGCGGCGCAGGCGCTTCCCGCCTGCCGTGGCGTCGACAAAGGTCGGCCCCGACACCGGGCTCGAACGATTGAAGCCTTCGAGCCCCTTGACCGGCGCCACCTGCGCGAAGCCGACCGAGCGCGCCCAGCCATAGACCGCGGCCGTCTCGTAGCCCGTGTCGATGGCGAGCCGCGCGAGACCCAGTTCCGCGCCGCCGGCATGCCGCCAGTTCCGACCGAGCAGATCGGTCAGCGCCTCCCAGCACTCAGGATGCGCCGGGCCGCCCTCGATCACGACGTGATCGACGAGCCAGCTTTCGAGGCCTCGGCCCCAGGCCCAGACATCGACCTCGATGCGGTCCTTCTGCACGTCGGCGCCGGCGGTCAGGAACAGACCACCTGCGGGAACGGTCCCCGCCGGCCAGTCCTCCCGCCGCTCGGCGATCCGCTGCCAGTCGGGCGCGTCGCCCGTCTCGATCCAGGTCTCGCCGAGCACCGTGTTGCGGAACACCCGCTCGGCCTCGTCCGATCCCGCCGCCGTCTCCTTGTCCCGCGCGATGTCGGCCCAGCTCTTCCACCCCGGCGGCGAATAGAGCGCCGAGAGATGAAACCCCACCGTCCGCGCATCGCGAGGTTCGGCGGTGGCCTGCCATTCGCCCGCGGCCAGCATTGCCGGCTTGTGGTGTTCCTCGATCGGCTCGTCGCAGGCATCGCAGTGATACGTCGCCGTTTCCGGTTTGCCCTTCTCCCAGCGCAGCCGCTCGAACCGCAGCCACTGCATCGCGCCGCAATGCGGGCACGGCACGAAGAAGCGCCGCTGGTCGCTCGCCTCGTATTCCCGCTCGATCCGGCTGACGCCGCGGATCGTGGGCGTCGAGACCAGGAAGACCTTGCGCCGGTGCGCGAAGGTCAGCGAGCGCGCCTCGGCGAGCCCGACCGGGTCGCCTTCCTCGTCGGCCGAAGCCGGATAGGCGTCGACCTCGTCGAGGAAGACGTAGCGGGCCGGCATCGAGCGCAGGCCCACCGCCGAGTTCGCGCCGGTCATCACCAGCACGCCGCCCGGGAAATCCTTCGACAGCTGCGTGTTGCCGCTGTCGCGCGCCCGCGCCGGGCGGACGCGCTCCTTCAGCGCCGGGCTCTCCTCGATCAACGGGTCAATCCGCTGGCGCGAATTGCGCTTGGCGAGTTCCACCGTCGGCTGCACCGCCAGCATCGGGCCAGGCGCGTGGTGGATGGCGTAGCCGATCCAGCAATTGCCCGCTTCCGTCGCGCCCACCTGCGCGGCCTTCATGAACACGACCCGCTGGGCCGGGTGGCTGGGGCTCAGCGCGTCCATGATCGCGCGCATGTATGGCGTGCGGTTAGTGCGGTAGCGCCCCGGCTCGGCCGAGGCGCGCGACGACAGCCAGCGGTGCCGATCGGCCCATTCCGAGACCGTCAGGTGCGGGTCGGGCCGCAGCCCCGCGCGCCAGGCGCACAGCAGATCCTCGGCGCCGTCGAAGTCGGGCGCGGTCGTCGAGGCCGTGCCGGTCTGATCCTCAAAGACCGATGCGGAGCTCCGCAAGCGCGTCGAGATGGGCGCGGACATGGGTCTCCAGAACCGTCTGCATCGCGGCCGCCTCCACGCCGATCTCCGCCGCCATCAGCGCCGCGACGCGCGCGGGCCAGGTCACCCACGCGTCGCGCTCCTCGCGCGCCAGCCGGAACACCAGCGCCTTCGCGCGGTCACGCTCGACGAGTTCGCCCTTCAGCTTCGCGAGCCTGAGCTTGCGCTCCTGCGCCTTCAGCACCTCGTTCGCGGTCTTCGCCTGCAGGAACGTGGTGCCGCCGCCGGTGACCGGCGCGGCCATGCCGCTGTCGCGCAGCGTGTCGCCGACGGCGGCGACCGCAGCCTCGGGGACGGGCTTCATGCGCGTGGGCGCGGTGGCGCGCTGCTTCGACGGGTCGGTCTCGGCGACGCGCCGGGCGTCCGACGCCGCCGGATCGATGGAGCCGTCGGGAAACAGGACCAGCCGCCCCGCCGCCTTCGCCTTCTGGACCGCGCCACGCGACATGCCGATCCGCTCGGCGTAGGCGCGCTCGCTCAGGCCCTGCACGGGCGCGCTTCGCGATGATCAGAAAGCACTGATATTGCTCCAGTTTCACTGGATAAGCCGGCCAACCGGAGCGAACACGTCATCACGCGCAGCGGATGGACCGCGACGCGCCAGACGGGAGACGCCGCCATGAGCAAGGTCACCGACGCCACCCTGCGCCGCAGCGCCGAGAGCAGCATCGCAGCCCTCGCCGAGGCCGCGCGCGACGGCCGCGCCGATCGCGTCGCCTCGCTCGCCATCAGCACGCGCGAGGTGATCGCCTGCCTGCCGAAGAAGACGCGGCTGACCCTGCTCGCCGATCTCGACACCGCGCTGCGCACCCGCGCCCGCGCCTGATCCGGAGGACCACGCCCATGACCATGATCGACACCGCCGCCATCCACACCGCCGCCGACCTGATGCGCGCCGCGGGCGCGGCCCTGATCCGCCGCGACACGATGGCGATCGAGGACCTGATCCGCACCAGCGCGGACTGGCTGCAGACCCGCGACGAGACCGACGCCCAGCGGACCCTGCTGCGCGCCATCCTGGAGGCCGCCTGCCTGCTCGAGGGCGATCCCAGCGAGCTCGCGGCCGAGATCGGGGAGGACGCTTGATCCTCGCCCGCGCCGAGCGCCCCGATCATCCGGGGCGCTCATAAAGCCATGTTATTGCTTCGGTTTCACTGGATGAGCCGGGCGATAAGAGCGATGACACTCCCAGCGCAGCGGACGGGCCGCGACGCAGGACACGGAGCCGCCACCATGACCACCCGCCTGAACCCGATCACCACCCCGCGCCATGAACTTCGCGCCGCGAAGGCGCGCCGGAACAAGGAGGCGGCGCTCGCCGCCTTCATCGGCAGGAAGGCCGAGATCGACGCGATGCTCGCCCGGCTGCAGGCGCTCAGCGATGACCACTTCAACGCCCACCCCGACGAGATCAACTGGGGCCATGTCGGAACCCTCGAACACTACGCCAGCCTCCTCAAGCGCATCACCGACAGCGCCTTCGGCGAAGGCGAACACGCCCGCTGATCTCCGGCGCCGCCGGAACTCCCGCCGCGCGCCCCGCGCGGCTTGGGGTCGTAGAAGGCGCCGCATGTCGCGGGCCCGAATACGGAGACGACCCCATGACCAAGCTTTCCGACACGCAGGCCATCATCCTTTCCGCCGCGAGCCAGCGGCCGAGCCGCCTCGCCCTGCCGCTGCCCGAGCGCCTGAAGGGCGGCGCGGCCCAGAAGGTCGTGCGCGCGATGCTCGCCAAGGGCCTGCTCGAGGAGATCGAGGCCGGGCGCGACGACCCGATCTGGCGCGAGACCGATGACGGCTACGGCGTCACGCTGGTGGCCACGGCCGAGGCGATGGAGGCGATCGGCGTCGAGCCAGAGGCGTCGGCCGGCGACGCGCCCGACACCGCGCAGGGCGCGCCCGACTCGGCCGAGGGCGCCGGGCGGGACGCGACGCCGCCGGTCGCCGAGACCGCGCCCACGGACGCGCCCACGGACGCGCTGGTGGCGACGGACGCGCCGAAGCCCCGCAAGACCCGCGAGGGCACCAAGCAGGCGCAGCTGATCGCCATGCTCCGCGCCGAGGGCGGCGCCACCATCGACGAGATCGCCGCCGCGCTCGACTGGAGACCGCACACCGTACGAGGCGCCCTCGCCGGGGCGCTGAAGAAAAAGCTCGGACTGACCATCACCTCCGAGAAGGTCGAGGCGAGAGGGCGCGCGTACCGCATCGCCGAGTGATCGAAGAACCCCAACGATCATGCCGCCGCCCGAGCGATCGGGCGGCGTTGCGCGTCACTCACGATCGAGCGAGATGGGGCCGACGCCCCATGACCCTCGACCGGGCCAAGGTGAGCGGCCGATCATCAACCGGCCGCCCGTTCTCACTGCCCTGTTGGACTTTTCATTACGAACGATACTGCTTCACCAGCAGTCGGAATAAAATCGTCAATGTGCTTATTGACAGATTTTTTGTCATTCGAGATTTACGAGATCAAGATTTTCTCGGTCATTCCCATCGGATCTGCGCCCAGCTCGCCATCGGATTTTCTTTCAGTCTTCGACGGCGCCGTCGATCCACCAGGTGAGGCGTCGGGCGCAAGGCGCATCATCGCTTCGCGCGTCGCGTCCAGCGTCGCCCGTATCTCGGCGACCCGCTCGTCCATCGCTCCTGAGCCGCGGCCCCGTCAGCGCAGCCGCTCGAAAAGGCGCCGCAGCAGGTACGCCCGGATCAGGCTGACCCCGGTGAAGACGCCGCCGATGGCGAGGGTGTCGCCGAGCGACACCGCCAGCCCGAACAGCGGGAACACCGCGATCTGCGTCATGACCGCTACGCCGTAGCCGACGGCGACGTTGGCGACCGCTTCGATCAGCGACATCAGCCGCGACTGCGTCACGCTGCCTTGCTCCGCCGCCGCGTCGGCTTCTCGACGCAGGCCTGTTCCTGCGGCGGGTCCTCGGCTGCCGTCACGCCGCGCCGCTCCTCCGCGATCTCGGAGAAACTCCGGCCATCGCCGTCGAGCGCCGCGGCACGGCCGGTCTCCGCCTGCCATCGCTCCACGGCGACATCGACATAGGCCGGGCTGATCTCCATCGCGAAGACGCGGCGGCCGTTGGCCTCGCCCGCCATGATCTGCGAGCCCGAGCCGGAGAAAGGCTCGTAGCAGAGCCCGCCGCGGGCGACGTGCTGGCGCATCGGGATGCCGAAGGCGTCGAGCGGTTTCGGCGTCGGGTGGTCGGGACGCTCGTCCTTCGCGAAGCTCGGCATCTCCCAGGTCGAAGGCGGCGTCTCGTCGGCCACCTTTGGCGGGCGCTTGCCCTTGATCCAGCCCATGAAGCAGGGCTCGTGCTTCCAGAGGTAGTGCGAGCGGGTCAGGACCCCGCGGTCCTTCACCCAGATGATCTGCTGGTGGACGAAGGCCCCCGCCTTCTCCCAGCAGGCCTCCAGCATCGCCTGGCGGCGCGAGGCGTGCCAGCAGTACCAGGCCGCATCCTCCGCGATGGCCTCCGCGACGGCGGCGGCGATGAAGCCGTCGTAGAGCTCGGCGCCCTGGCTGCTGTCGTCCCAGGTCACGCCGTAGCTCTGACTCCAATCCTTGTTGCGCGTCGGGTGGTTCGAGCCGTCGTAGTCCACGAGATAGGGCGGGTCGGTCGCGAACAGCGCCGCGCGCTCGCCGTTCATCAGGCGACGCACGTCGTCGTGGCTGGTGCTGTCGCCGCAGAGCAGGCGGTGATCACCGAGCAGCCAGAGGTCGCCCGTCCGTGAGACAGGGTTCCGCGGCGGCTCGGGAATGGTGACCGGAGCGTGGCCACCGCCCGGCGCGGCGCCGTCCTCGACGTCGGGGTCCAGCGCCAGCAGCTTGTCGAGCTCGCCGTCGTCGAAGCCGGTCAGCGCGAGGTCGAAATCCTCGGCCAGCAGGTCCTTCAGCTCGGCAGCGAGCAGCGCATCATCCCAGGGGCTCTCGACCAGGCGGTTGTCAGCGATCCGGTATGCTCGCCGCTGCGCCTCGGTCAGGTGCCCGAGCACGATGACCGGCGCCTCGCTGATGCCCAGCGTCTCGGCGGCGAGGATGCGGCCATGGCCCGCGATCACCTCGCCGTCCTCGCCGACGAGGCAGGGCACGGTCCAGCCGAACTCGGCCATGCTGGCGGCGATCTTCGCGACCTGGTCGGGCCCGTGCACCTTCGCGTTCTTCGCGTAGGGCTGCAGGCGCGCAAGCGGCCAGGTCTCGATCCGCTCGGGGGCGAAGGCGAGGGTCATGCAGGTTCCTGTCGATGGTCGATCGGCATCGGCCGGGATGGACTCCGGCACGTTGGGTCCACCGGCTTCCGGCTGGACTCCGGTATCCGCGGGGTATCCACCCCGCGCGGCCGCTCAGATGTTTGAATTCACGAGGGTTTCAGGACGCCGCGGCTGGACGCTGGACTCCGGTGGCTTCCCAAAAATCCGGCCCTGTCGCTGGCGAAACATCGCGCCAAGCCCGCCAGCATACATAGTCGCCAGGAAGGAACCATTGAATTCAATGGGTTGGCGGCATGGACCCCGGCTGGACCCGTCGGTGGACCCCGGAAGCCAGCGTCTGCGGTGTCGCCCGCGCGCTCCTCTCCCGAGTATGCCGTCTTTGTAGCTCTATTCGCCGATCCTGTAAGGCGCTGCGATGTACACCGGAAAATTGTCTCAAAGGATGATTTTTCTTGACAGTCGATCCGCGTTTTCAATGACGAACTGTTGCGAGCGCCGCCGGGATGGAACGCGACCGTTCAGGCGCCAGACGATGATGGCTATGCCGTACTGCCAGCGCTTCGTCGCCGCCGTGCGCGACAGCCCGAACTGCCAGCAGATCGGCTTCCAGGGCTTCCGGTTCGCCCGCAGCCACACGATCTGCGCGTCGTCCTTCTCGAGCCAGCGCAACCAGAGCATTGCCTCCTCGGCCTCGGTGATCTCGCGCGGGCCCGGCCGGGGCCGGCGCATCTGCGGCTCCTGGCCGACCTGATCGGCGAAGCTGTGGAAGTACTCGGGCCAGGCGTTGAAGTAGCCCTGCGGCTTTACCGCGGGCAGCTGCGCGAAGACGTCGGCGGCGAGTTCCAAGCGGTCCTGCACCTGCGCGGTGGTCCAGTCAGTCATGGCGCACCTCGCGGACCGCGGGCGGCTTGCCGTAGAGCTTGTCCCCAATTTGACGGATCAACTCGCGCTCCGGCCAGGTGAGACGCTGATCATCCAGCGAGACCGCGAGCATTCGCTGCTCGTGCCAGCCCTCGCGTTTGACCTGCTCGGGGTCACGGCGGGGCCCGCCGTAGCCCTTGGGCGTGTAGCGCATCCCGCTCATGCCACGCCTCCTGCCGTCTCGATCGCCCAGAACAGAATGGCGATGGCGTCGGCCTCGTTGTCGTCGGCCGGGCTGAAGCCGCGGGCGCGGGCCGCCGCGATCATCGCCTCCTTCGGGGCGTTGCCCTTGCCGGTTGCGTGGCGCTTGATGGTGCCCACCGGCACGCCCTGATAAGGCACGCCCGCCGTCTCGGCCCATGCGGTCAGGGTGGCAAGCAGCCCGCCGAAGACATGGGCCGCGTCGGTACCGACATGCCGGCGCACCTCCTCGAAATGGATCGCGCCGATGGGCCCGGCATCCGCGGCCAGTCGCTCCAGCCAGGCGCGGAAGCGGACATAGCGCATGCCGCCGCCGTCGTAGCGGCTCGGCCGGAACGACACCGTGCCGCTGGTGATCAGCCCATCCGCGGCGCGGAGCGCCCAGCCCGTGGTGGTGCCGAGGTCGAGGGCGAGAAGGACCGGCGTGCCGCCCACAGGCGCGGTCGCGGGCGACGGAGTGAGAGATGCATGGGCCATCGGGGGCTCCTTTCCTGTCTGCTGCTCGATGGAGGAATGGGGGCGGCGCGCGGGGCTCATCGGTCGAGCTCCCGCAGCCAATCGGGGCGCGGTGAGGCCTGTGAGCCTGCCTCGGAAGGCTCACACGGAGGCTCACACTCGCAACCCGTTGAAACGAAGTCGATTTGTGAGCCTTGTGAGGGTTGTGAACCTTTTCCGGCATCTCCTTTCGTGCGCACGCGCGTGCACGCACGCGTAAGGGTGGAAAAAGGTTCACAAGGCTCACAAGGTTCACATTTCGGTTTGGTATCAGGGCCTTGCGCGTGTGAGCCTTCGTTTTCGAGGCTCACACGACCGGCCCGAGGCTCACACGCATCGGCGCTGCGGCGGGCCGCTCCCGAGGCCTTTTCCTCCTCGGTGACCTTCAGCTGCCACTTCGTGGCGCGCCGGTACGTGCCAGCTTTCACCAGCCGGACGCGGAGATCGCCCAGCCGGAACACCCGGTCCCGCATGCGCCCAATCGACATCCCGAAGCTGGTCTTGCGGGCCTGCTCGTTGGCGCCGCTCATCGGCGGCGGCGGATCGCAGAAGAGCGCGATGTCGTAGACCTCGGCGGCCGTGACCTCGGCAGTGCCAAAGCGGTCCCACCAGGCGCCGATGAAGGCGTTCCAGGCGGCGCCCTCGCTGTCGGAGGACTCCATCATCTCCTCGAGATTGCCGAGGAAGCCGGGGATGCCTGCGACCTCGAGCACGCCGCCGAGCACGTGCGCCCAGTTCTCGAAGGAGCCGATGCTGCGCCCGCCGCGCGGGCGGCCGGCGGCGATCCACGCCTGGCAGAGCGTCAGGCAGGCCGCGACCAGCCGCGCCCGGTTGGCGCGCACCCAGCTCATCAGGTCGGGGTGGCGGAAGTCCGAGCGCTGCCAGGGGCGGTCTGTGTGCGGATCGAGCCGGATGCGCACGAGACGCCGGGCCATCTCGTTGGAGAACTCCGGGTTGTTGCCGGTGGCCGCCATAGCCTTTCGACGTGAACCGCTTGCCGCTCACGCGCCCCCCTCCCGACTGGCCCGCGCCATGGCGGCGCGCGCCTGTTGCGCCCGGCGACGATCGCGGTCGTTGTCGAGATCGATCCGGCTCAGGCCGGTGTCGCGGTCGACGTGGCCGCCTTCGCCGTGGCGCGCCCACGCGATGAAGGCGTTGGCGATCTTGCCGTGCAGCGCGATCGTGGCGCTCTGGTTGGAGACCGCGACGAGCGGCGCGAGGTGACGCGTGAAGAACGGCAGCCAGTCGGCGGGGTTCGGGACCACGACCTGCTCGACGAGGCCGAGCGGCGTCTCGACGAGCACGAACACGCCGTGGGCCTCGCTCGGCCAGAATCGGATCGCGATCGCGCCGCCCAGCATGCCGTCCTCGGTAAGCAGCGTGTGCTCGCAGCCGAGAACGCGGTCGAACGCGCGGTGGTAATCGACGCGTTCGGACTGGTTCAGCCGCTCGGCTTCGAGATACCAGGCGGGCAGTTCCACGTCTTGCAGGCGGTCGGCCTCGTAGACGCGCAGCGTGTCGAAACACATGCTCATTCCTCCTCAGTGGGGTTCGGGGTATGGTGCGAGCGCAGGTCCGCGGGCTTTGCGGCCTCCAGCCGTGTGGACAGCGCGTCGAGGGCCGCACGCCGCGCAGCGAGAACGGCCTGCATGCTGTCGGTCAGACGGGATGCGAGGGTGTCGAGACGCGCGGCGTCGGCGGGATCGGGCACGTTGGCGTCGGCGCCTGCGATGTGCTGCAACTCGAAGCTGGCGAGCGCGCCGCGCCGGTTGGTGAGCCAGGCTTCCGGATCGGGGATGCGGGAGAGATCGACGCGGGCGGTGCGGGCGCGATGGCCGGGACCCTCCGGGCGATAGGTCACCTCCGCGGAGGATGGGGACATTCTGCTATTATAGAGGTCTCTATAATAGTCATTTGTCCCCTTCCTCTGGCCGTC